CCCCTACATATTGGTTTGGGCTAAAGCCGTAAATATAGGGAATGATTGTTGAAGCGGTAGGAATTGCCGCGATTGCTGAGGCAACAAAGGCAGTTGTAGCCACCTTGGTAGTGTTGGTTCCAAGTGGTTGTGTGGTAGAGGTCAGGTTGTTAATGACCGTAGGGGTTGAAATAGTTGTTGCGCTGTTTGTGATTAAAAGAACGGTGGTGGGAACGCCACCAGAATATGTCTTGAAATCAAATCCAGAACCAGACACTGAATTTTGAAAATTGATATGAGTTGCGGACGAAGAGATTGCTTGAAGGTTATTACTGTCAAGGAAAATAGGTGTTGTGTTAAGACGTAATGACCCGTTGCCAACTATCACAGGGTTATTTGTTGCCGTCTGTAGAACAATATCTCCATTGTCTGTGTAAAGTGTCAAGTCATTTGTGGCTTTTGTAATTGAAGCCGAGGGACCTAAGACAATATCCCCACTAACGCCTAAATTACCGCCGACCGAAGCGCCTCCGCCGACAACTAAATCAGGAATGGTTTCTGTGCCTTGCCCGATAGGATATTTAAGATAGTTCGCGTCTAACTGTTGTTGGGTGATAGTGTCTCCATTAACCGAGTGAAAGACACTACTGTCAAAAATCACCAAGTCTTCTGTGGGTGGATTGTAAGTAGCCATAATATGATATAGGCGGAGATATTATGCCAAGCAAAATGTCCGCGGGAGAAATCCCAAAGATAAATCTCTTGCCTTAATTATATATATGCCTCCGAAGAAGAAGCAAGCCCCTTCAGCCGAAAAGGCTGAGATAATCAACTTCTACAAACACATTCCAAAGGATATGTTGGATGAAGCGGAAAATCCGAATGTCCACTTACACGGATTCAAACTTCCATTTAGGGCGTGTGTGGTTGCGCCGTCTGGAAGTGGGAAGACAAATTGGCTGTTGAACCTAATCCATCTTTTTTCTATGGGAGAGGGAACCTTTGCGGATATTACTATATTGACGAGGAACAAAGACGAGCCTCTTTACAATTATCTGACGACTCGGTGCGACCAGATACAAGTGAAGGAGGGGTTACACAACCTGCCCCCTTTAGACAAGTTCGACAAGCGTTCTAATCATCTTGTTGTGTTGGATGATTTGGTGTTGTCCAAAGATTTGTCAGGTGTAGAGGCTTACTATATTCGAGCGAGAAAGTTGAATTGTTCTGTGATTTTTCTGTCACAGTCATATTTTCGAATTCCGAAGATAATCCGCAACAACTGTTCATATATGATTTTATTGAAACTGTCGGGCAATCGAGAGGTGAATATGATAATGAGCGAGTTTGGTTTGGGAGTTTCTCGAGACCAGTTGTTGGGAATGTATAAATACGCAACGGCAGAGAAGTTTAGTCCGTTGATAATTGATTTGGAACAAGACCCATCCAAGCGGTTTCGCAAGGGATTCGGGACCATTTTAAATCCAGATGAACACGATGATGACCATCAAGAAGAACACGAAGAGGGAAAACCTAAACCGAAATAACTTAAATAATACGATTTAGTAAAACGAAATGAAAGGCTTAATTTACGAAATCATATGTAATTTAACTAATGAAAGGTATATTGGAAGCACCACGAAATTGAATGTTCGAAAGTCTCAACATAAGAGTTCTTACAATAACTGTTCTTCAGTTAGGATAATTGAACGAGGCGACTATACATTTCGGGTTTTAGAGGAAATTGAAGTTGAGAAAAAGGAAGATTTATTGATTCGCGAACGACATTATGTTGAATTGGGAGATTGTATAAATCCTCGCCTTCCATATTTAACTGAAGAAGAACGAAAACAACAGGCTAAAGATTACAATTTCTCATATTACCACACACATAAAGAGGAAATGAAAGAAGTGAAAGCCCAAAAGGACAAGGAGTATTATGAACAAAATAAAATTCGATTATTAAGAGTGGTAAATTGTGAGTGTGGTAGTGAATATGTGTATTGTGGAAAATCGAGACACTTGAAAACAAAAAAACATTTGGAATTTTGCCAGGCGAAATAATCTCAAGATATGCTATAGATGCCAAGAGGAAGAGTAAGAAGACTGAATCAAACAGCAAGTGTGCCTCTTTTAGAAGCAGGTAAAGTGGAACTTGCCCTTCCGCCTTTTTTCGCAACACCGAATACAGGGAAATCGGCTTATGGTTGGAAATTGGTGAACCCTTTAACGAAAATCCGCAACATCGCAAAGAGAGGAAAGAATCTTGTTGTAGAATTGTCAAGGAATGTGAACCTTAAGAAACCAGTTGTTGGCTATTCTTATGCGAGACCTTTTCCCAAGTTGAGAGATTTCTCTCCAGCAGATAGAGCAAAGTTTGAACATTATGTCGAGAGATATAACGAAACCAAGGGTTCCCATCACCTTGTGGGAGCCGAACCGATTGAGAATTTGCCAAGAGGATTTCCACCAGTTCTTCCGAAGAACGCGAGAAAGGCAGGATTAACCGCAACTCATCACAAGGTGTATTATTCGCCCCCAGATGGTGATACTGACAGTATTCCAGAACAAGAAAGTCCAGTCAGTTCTCGAGAAAGCAGTCCAAGAAGTTCAAGAAACAGTAGTCCAAGAAGTCCACCAACAAATGAAATCCGTCGGTTGGGGGCGGAACCCCAATCTCCAAGCCCACCTAGGGGGCAATCTATTAAGACCCTTGAGGAATTCAAAGCGATAAAACCAAACAAGAGAGTTTCTCAAGCCCTTTACTTAGGTGAGATTCTGGAACAACACAAAGACCTTCAATTGAAATCAACAAGTTTGTCGAGAAGTGGAATCTTCGATGGAAAGATTGCTACTGTTGGCAGATTGGACAACGGAAAATGGGAAAAAGCAGTTGGAGGAGTCACAAAGAAAGTGCCTATAAGTGGTGTGACTGGAGCGCAGTATGAAGAGTTGTATGCTGATTTGTTGCGTCAACTACAGGGAGGAGGAGGAAGAGGATTGGGGTTCCGCCCCCAACCGACGGCAGAAGGAGGATTGTCTTTGTATAACAAGGAGAGCGATGCTTACGAAAGCGGAGACGATGAAGGAGAAAGCGGAGGAGACTTGTCTGGATTTGTGAAGAAATTGATTCACGGAAGGAATGAATTTTCTCCAGCATCGAAACGAGTGTTAGAGGCAAACGGAACGGCAATAATCAAGGGAATAACGATTCACAGAAATCCGTTGCCATCTCTTTACAAGTCGGCATTGTCATTTTTGTCGGGAGGAGAGACAGACAAGATATTGGATGAGAGCAACAAAGACAAGTTGTTTCATTTATCTCTGTGGTTGAAATTGTCGAATGGTAAGACAGTGAAATTGGACAAGACTACTTCAGTGAGTATGTTAGAATCCCCGAAGAAGCCAGCAAAGGAAGAGAGTTTAGAGGTAGTTGGGGTTCCACAGAATCTGTCGCTCAACGAATTTTTGAACAAGACTTTAGAGAAGGTGGGAGTCTCAAGGTTTTTCTCATATGATGCGAAAACGAACAACTGTAGTGACTTTGTTCAGATGTTGTTGGAGGACAATGGTATGTGGAAGGAGCCAGCGATTTCATTTGTTGAACAGCCAGTTCAAAAGATGTTGGAGCGATTTGGATTGTTGTCGAAGGTAGTCAAGGGAATAACGGATTTAGGACACAGAGCGGATATTATTTCTCAGGGCGGTAAAATTTCACGTAATAGTAAGATGAGAGTGAAAATGATTGGAGGTGCTACTCCCCGTCAAAAGGGATTGAGTGCGCAAACGAGAACATACACGACAGGAGTGTTAAGAGAGAAATTGAGTCAGATAGTTCATTCTGGAGATAAGAATCAAAGTCCAACTGCCCCTTTTTATGACCCCGAGAACTTACACGATGATAGTGCGGACCCTTTTATTGAAATGGCAGAACGGATAAGAACCTTCGACATAAGAGTGAAAGAAGGAAACATTAATTTTGATTTTCCGTTAGATTTGATTGAGTTCATTAATGATGGACCACTCAACCATTATTACTACCTGTTGTTTAGAACTAATTTCTATGGGGACTTGCCAGAACAAGTTGTGTCAAGATTGAATTCAAACAACCTGGATAGATGGGAGTCTAACAAAGCAGTTCAAGCCCAAAGAGTAAAGATAGACAATAGACAAATTGACATCGACCCTGCCCTATTCAAGTTCATAGGTAAGGAGTATATTGACAAACTGGTTGACCTATACAGAACCCGAATTTTGGATGGAGAGCATATGGATATTCCGTCTTACCTCCGTCTTCCAAAGGGTCTGCTGGATAAAAATGATAAGAACAAGCCTCCACTAAAGAAAGAAAAAGCAACAACAACCACAAAACCAAAGGAAAAATCGAAACTCGATGAGGACAGAGAAAAGATAGACAGAGGGGATATTGATATTGACTCCGAATCATATTATAATCTAGAGAGGACATATCGGGATAAACTGTATGACCTATACAGAAATCGAATTGATGGAGGAGAGGCTATGAATATTCCAAAATACTTGAAATCAGTATTAAGCGACCGCCTTTGGGACAAGAATGAATGGAATTGGGAAAGGGAGGAAAGGGAAACACACGAGTCAAAGAAAGGGATAGACTATGAAATGCCAAAGTCATTTGGTAGTTCCAAGGGGAAAAAGCACGGAGGAGGTGGAGGTGGAAAGGGATTGGAAGGAGGAGATGTGGATGCCTTACATCAAGTGTTTATTCACGGATTGGGACACGGTGAAGTATTGGGGTTCCGCCCCCAACCGACGGCAGAAGGAGGAGGAGCGAAGCAAGTAGATTGGGAAGATATGAACTGGGGAAGTTTCACGGCGCAATTCAAACGCTTTAAGGAAGAGCATCCGCATAGTGGTGTGGACAATTTGGAGGAGTTTGCGGAGATGATAATGGAGCATCCCGAGGATTTTAGGGCATCTACTTTGAAGAGGGCGAGGTTCTACCTCAATGTGATATTAAAATCTCACCATAGTAATATAATGTCAAGAGGAGGCGACCTACATCCAGCATTAATGAGTGATTTGTATCCGAGGGTTCCGCAAGCGTATAGTCAATTGTATTTTTCTCATCCGCATCCAATTGTGATTCATTCTCCATCAGGCAAAGGATTGGAAGGAGGTAAATTATCTCTCCATTCATTCGAGAGTGGAGCCAAGAAGTTCTTCACCAAGACTTTGCCGAAGACTTTAATCCACCAAGGAATTCCGACTGCTGTTGGAATGGCGACGACTGCTTTAACGGATAATCCAGCATTAGGAGCGATTGCTTCAAAGACAGTAGGAAAGGCATCGGCGGATGCTGTAGGAAAGGTTTCAGGGATGGGAGTAAAGAGATTTGCGAAGGGTTCACCAGAGGCGAAGGAGCATATGAGGAAGTTGAGGGAAATGAGAAAGCCAAAGATTAAAGGTGGATTGATTCCGTCTCCGCATTCTCGAAGTTCAGTAACAGAGCCTTCTTTGCTTCGATAAGTATTTGAAAGTGTGATGTGTTATGAGTGAACTCCCTTTTCAAAGTCTACCATATAGGAAAGATTCTTTTCACTGTCTGCTGTAAAGCAACAGCAGTAAGTAAAATCTTTTCTTTTTCCCTATGGGATATAAACCCCTACCCTACACTCATCACTATACATC